ATTCCTTGCCTTCTCCATCCATCCGGCCCTGCTGACTCTCCATTCCTGTTCGCCTTTCACCCCCAGGATGGCCTGGCGGATGTGCAGCGGCTGCCGTTTCAGCCAGGCATTGCCCCGGCCTTCCACGTTGTCAGACCGCTTCTTTTCATCTATCTCACCCCAGTACACAGGGGCATAATGACACAGGCAATGAGGATGGGCCGGCTGGGGTACTACCTTGTCCTTGGGGAAAATTCCCTTCCCCAGGCCGTACAGGTCCGCATTGGCGTACATGTCGCAGATGTCTTCCGCCGGATGCCGGCTTCCCAGTTTCCATTTATAGGCAACCACGTCTTCATCTTCCCCGTTCCGGGCCATGAAGGCATCGTACCGGGCCCTGGCCCCTTCCGTCCGGGCAATCCGTTCGGCCACGTACCGGCTTTTCTCCTGTATGGCGCTTTGGAGGGCTCTCTGGGCGGCTTTTTCACTGCCGTGCTCCAGTTTGTCCATAAGCTCCCGGAGGGACGTCCTGAAGTGGTTGTAGGTGCTCCGGTCGTCCACCAGGTCATCCGCCTGGTATCTGACTTTTCGGATGGACCGCTGAAGGTCTTTCAGCTCTTCCTGGGACAGGTTCTCCCGGCTTCTCCTGGTC